GAAAAACGGCTTCGATGCGGTCAAGTTCATCGTGAAAGAAGCGAAGCATCGGATTGACCACGCTGGATACAAGACCACACTGGAGTTGCGCACCACAATTACCGGAGCAGCTACACAGATAATCTCGCATAAGTACGGGGGATGAGTGGAAACCGAACAACTTCAGGGACATTTCAATACCGGCATCGTCACCGAGGTTGAGGGCGTCCCGCCTTACCGGGTAAAAGTTCAGTTCCCGGACATGGACAATATCATCTCGCCATGGCTGCATGTGCTAGTCCCGAAGATCCAGGACGACAAGTACTTCTGGCAGCCGGACGTCGGCGAGCAGGTTGCGGTCCTGATGGACGAGCACGACGAAGAAGGCTGTGTCGTTGGAAGTGTTCCCTCGAATGCTGATCAGGCACCCGAAGGACTGACTCCGGATGACACCTATATCGGCTTCAGTGACGGCACGGAGATTAAGTACAATCGCGAGACCCACGAGCTGATAATCTCGCTGTGCGGTGGTGGAAAGTTCACGCTGACACAACCGGCCGGCGGATCGATCGGGCTTGACGAGAACGGGAACGCAACCATTCAAGGAGCATCAACAGTTTCCTTTTCACTTGGCGGCGCCGCGGCTTCTGATGCGCTGGCACTGGTCAGCCTGTTGATTGCGGCCTTCAACGCTCATGTCCATGGCAGCAGTCCAACGCCGAACACGCCCTGGACGGCGGAGACCATCGCGAGCACCTTGGTTAAGACTTCGAACTGACCATGACCTCTACATTTCCATACGCAACGCTTGAGAACATCAAGTCATCGAGCTGGTCACTCATGCTGGACTCGACAGCCGGAGGTGATTCTGGTTCAGGCATTGGCCAGGTGGTGCAGGCCTTCGCAGACGTTCACCAGTGCCTGAAGATCATTTTTGGCACGATTCCAGGAGAAGATCCATTCCGGCCAAATTTCGGCTGTGACCTGACAAGCTTTCTCGATATCCCGCTGACGGCAGCGATCCCGGCGATCGTGGCGGCCGTGACTTCGGCAATTCAGACTTGGGAGCCGCGGATCACCGTTGAGAGCGTAGCGGCGGAAGCAAATCAGTCGATTCCAGGACAGCTTCTGGTAACGGTTACCTGGAAACCAAATCTGGGTCTGATCAACCAAGCGAATACAGTGCTCGGAAACTTAACGCAGACAACGGTTCTGCCGGTAGGAGGGACAGTCTAATGCCCGTCGTGATCCCATCGTCGCTGATCCCGGCAGCAACCGGTACACCGCAAACAGTCCCCGTTGATTTGCCTACCCCATCCTTTGTCAACGACTCGGACGGCCTGGTCGCACAGTCGATCCTCGATGACATGGTGGCGCAGTTTGAGGCTGACACCGACCGCACTCTTTATCCGGCGCAAGTTGAGCAACTACTGATCAACCTGTACGCCTATCGCGAACTGCTAGTCAGGAACGCGATTCAGTACTGCGGCCTGCAGAACCTGCTCGCCTTTGCCGCGTATCCGATGCTCGATTACCTTGGCGAGTATCTCGATTGCCCACGCCTACCGGCTCAGCCAGCCACGACGACGGAGCAATTCACGCTGACCGCGGTGCAGCCCTCAGCAACAGTGATCGCGCAAGGAACCCAGATTGGAACCTCTGACGGAGCTTACATTTTCACGACTACCGCAGCTCTGACGATCCCGGCAGGGCAGACAGTCGGAACGGTGACCGTCTCCTGCTCGACGCCGGGATCTGGCGGAAACGGATATCTGGTAGGCCAGCTCAGCGTTCTACTGGGAAGCAATCCACTGGTGGCGAGCGTAACGAACACAGCAACGACCGCCGGGGGAACCGACAAGGAGCTCGACAATCATTACCGGACACGCATTCAGGCCGCGCCGAACAACCTGACAACTGCCGGGCCATCCGGGCAGTATCGATCGCTCGCGCTCGACGTGAGCGTGTCGATTGTCGATGCACAAGTCCTATCGCCGGCTCCGGGATCCGTGAGCGTCTATATCCTCACCGGTCCGGTCAGCCAGCCGGCAGCCTCCCCAAACGCCGCTGGCATCGCCTCTGGAACTCTGTTGGCAGCCGTGCAGACCGCCCTGAGCGCACAGAACGTGCGTCCTCTCTGCGATTCCGTCTCGGTGCTTCCGGTGGTTGAAGTTGACTACACGGTGACCGGAGTAATCACGCTTTACGGAAATGCCAACTACGCGACGATTGCAGCAGGCATTACCGCCGCGGCACAGGCGCTGGCGCTGTCACTGGCCGCCAACATCGAGCAGGACATCATTCTTTCGCAGTGGGAATCAGCGCTTTCGATCATCGGTGTCTACGACGTGGATCTGACGCTTGCAGCCAACATCGGAGGCACCCCGCTGACGCCAACCGAGGACGGAAGCTTCACGCTTCAGTCAGGCCAGTGGGCCAATTGCACAGCGCTGACCTTAACGGTAGTCATGGGTACGCGCAACCAACCAGCTAGCTAGGAGATCATCATGAGACCAGTATCTAAGATTGTCGCAGTCCTTATGCTATTCGTAGGAATCTGCTGGGCACAGAGCGCATTGCCTGTATTAACCGGAAACGGAAAGCCTCAGGCCGTCTGCTCACCTGCCAACAAAGGGCAGACATATCAGGAAGTGAACAACGAGCCGAATCTTTGGGTGTGCACCGGTACTTGGGTTCTGGTCACAAAGGTCAATCACGGCGGCACGGGGTCTCCCACCGCAACCGGAGCGCTCGCCAATTTGGGGTATGTAGCACCGCCCTCCCCGTCAAGTTCAACGCCCTCAATGAACGGGACCGGGGCCGCAGGTACGAGCGCGAATTATGCGCGAGCGGACCATGTTCATCCCACGGATACATCGCGCGCCGCGGCTAACGCCGTCCTTCCCCTGGCTGGCGGTACCTTGACCGGGCCATTGGGAATGAATGCCGAGTTTAGCAACGGCACCTGCACGACGGCCAAAACGATAGCCTCGGCCAATGGCAATCGACAGACGATCACACTTACGGATGGGGATACCTGCGTGCTGACCTTTACGCAGCCATCCTCAGGTACGATCTCTATTCAGCTCAAGATCATTCAATCTTCTAGCGGTTCTTTTGCTGGGCTTATTTCGGGCGGTAAGTGGCCGGGAGGAACGGTCCCAACCATCACCGCCACCAGCGGAGCCGTCGACATCATTTCCTGCTATCTTGACGGCACCAGTGCGTATTGTTCAGCCCAGCAGAATTTTCACTGAGTCCACGCAGTTTCTAAAGACCACCTAAAATGGCAAACAATCTCAGAGCAGCGTCCTCGATCAACGATCTGCGCACGCAGGCGCATCTTGCCCTATCTGCGCGCCTGCAGTCGCTTGACCTTACTCCGCTGCTCATCTATACGCTGGGCTCCAATATCCCGGAGTCGATACTGCCATACCTGATCTGGCAGCTCGACATGATGGTGCCGTCCGTTCCGATGCTGGCGCTCGGGGTCACGCCTCAGGCTATTCTGCAGAACGCGCTATCTCTCCACAAAATCATGGGGACCCCGGCTGCAATCATTCAGGCGCTGGCGCTTTGCGGATACACGGATAGCACGATTCTGGAAGGTCAGAGCGCGTGGGGTGGATCGTCTTGGCCAGCAAATCAGGGCTGGGCAGTATTTCGCGTGGGGCTCGGCGGTCTGGGATCTGGGGTCCTCTACTCACAGGCTCCCGCGGGCCTGATCAATAGAGCCAACCAATCGTTCACGCTTCCAGCGGTACCCGCTACCGGCTCGCTGCGTGTTTTCTACAATGGGCTGCTGCTGCGTCCGGGGACGGATTTCACCAGCTCCGGCATGACGCTCTCGTTGACCTTCGCTCCGGCCAGCGGATCATCGCTCGGAGTTGCCTTTCGAACCGGCGGCATCAGTTCTACGGTCCTCGCATACCTGACGACCATCGTGAACTTTTTTAAGCCGGCTCGTTGCTGGCTCGATTCGATCACCTCGGAGTATCCGTTGTTTTTCGACGCGGTTGTTCCGACCGTAAGCGGTTCGAACCTGGTTTTGCCAGAGACTCCGACGTCGCTTGAGCTCTATCGCAACCGTCTCTATCAGACGCAAGGCATCCACTTCACCCTTGCAGGAGCTACTATCACTCCCACAATTCCGCCTGGCAGCGATAGCTTTATCGCTTGGGGCACATACGCGGGAGGCTCCGGAACTGGCAGCACTGGCACCAATTTTTCCGAGGGCATCACGCCCGCCGGAACGATCGATGGAGCCAACAAGAATTTCACGCTGCCACAGGCTCCAATCCCGACGTCCAGCTTGAAGCTTTATCTCGGATGGATGGTGATGAAGCAGGGGGTAGATTACACGCTTTCAGGAAACGCGATCGTTTATGCAACTGCTCCACCGGCGGGAAGCACGCATCAGGCTTTTTACCGGCACTAGCGGTTGAACTAAAACGGAGCCATTACGCTCGACAGCCTCGTTCGAGGTCGTCGAGTTTTTATTGGGAGGAAAACAAAATGGAAAGCACCAGCTCTAAAGCAACCGAAGCAGCAGTTCCGCAAATAGAGGCGGCAACCGAAGCTCAACCGATCGCCCAGCCGATCCTGCCAGTTTGCCCATACTGCTCGGCTGATCCGGTAAAGCTCAACTTGATGTTTCAGAAATTCCCTGGCGGACAGATCGCCTCGCTCGTCTTTTGCGGAGACTGCCGCAAGATGCTTCCCGCACAAATAGTGGGCATGGACCAGGGCCGCATCGCTCGCCCGAAAGGCCCGGAGATTATCTAAATGAAAAAGCTGCTGACTCTTATTCTTGCCTTTGCTCTTTCCGGCTTCTCCGTTGCTCAGTCGCTGGCTGGAGTGTGCATTAACAACGTCGCGCAGACGATCAGCAACGGCGTGATTGCTCCGATACCGCTTGCCGCCATCACGCTCTGCACGGCTGGATCGACGGCCGCGAATTGCCGCGCCAATATCGTTCAGACTTATACGTCTGTAGCTCTGACGACGACGACACCGCCGGCTGTTTTGTCTCCGTTCATCGCGGATGCAGGCGGAAACTACTTTTTCTGTGCCGTGCCCGGGCACTACGCGCTCAACATCGGATCGGCTTACGGTAGTTACTTTGTGCCAGATATTGCCTTGGCCCAGCCTGGAGGAAGCGCGAGCACAGCGTCGGCGTCCGACCATGCCCCAGTGCAATGCAGCACCGGATCATACGCCACCGGAGTAACAAACGTCTGGGTTGGCAACTGCGCACAGGTGCAGTACTCGCAACTCGGGGGGACGGTTCCAACCTGGAACCAAAACACCATCGGGAATGCTGCGACCGCCACCTCAGCGAGCACAGCAACGACGGCCAATTATGCCAACAGTGCCGGCACAGCAACGACGGCCGGATCTCTAACTTTTTTCCCCGTTCAATATGCAGTCGGTTCCTATGATGCGGGAACATCTTCCGTTATCTGCCAATCCATTCCGCAGGCGACGCAAACAGTGACGTTCTCATTTCCAACCGGAATTCTGGCCTGCGCGGTGAGCACGGATACCAGCTCAGGGAAAACTGATTTCTGGTATCAAACCGTCGCTTGGATCCGAAACAGCTTAACGGTGCAGCGAGCCTGCTCTAACAACGATTCTGGAAAGGAAGGCGAGTTCGGTATCGCCACGCGGCCGGTTGCCATCTGCTTTGGAAACTGAAGAAGACAAGTTGGAGATTGCCATGAAAAAGCTCCTCACTGTTGTACTCTCGATCGCGGCACTCGTCGGGA